ACTTTTAAATTCTACTATACAGATGTTGAGCAAATAGAAGATTTAAAGCATGAGGTGGTTTCTATGCTTTTAGAAGAGAAAATTAGCAAATTTGATGCAACAAACGGAGCAAAAGCTTATTCCTATTTTGGGACTATTGTAAAGAGGTGGCTTATTAATTACAATAGTAAGAATTATAAAAAACTGAAACAGGTAGGATCTTTTGACGATATAGAAGAATCCTATGAAAGTTTTACAGACCTGAAAATACCAGGGGGATTTACATTGAGTCAATTCATAGATGTGTGGGTACAGCAAATGTACAGTAAGTTACCTGTACTATTTACTAAAGATACAGAGCAACAAATAGCGGATGCAGTATTAATCATTTTTAAAACTAGGTACGATTTAGATATTTTCAAGAAAAAAGCACTTTATATATACATAAGAGAAATGACCGATTGTGAAACTCCACACTTAACTAAAGTTATTTCTACACTTAGGGAGGAATTTTATAAAATGTATTACAAGTACTATGATAAAGGCATTCTTACAATAAAGGAACAATAATCTATTTATAATAAAAATGGATTCAGATAAGGAAATATTTAAAGGAAAGACATTATCAGACCTTTTCGAAGAAATATACATCAATTCTAAGGAAACTAAAAATCAGGTTAAAGGGCTCATAGGAGAGTTAAAGCCTCTTATAGATAATATAGGCGATGCAACACTTATTGTACCTATGATTAAGGAATATATGGAGATAGGTGTTAAAAATGATGAGCACCTAATAAAACTTGCAACAGTAATTCAAAGGATAGAGGCTGTTCAAGCTAGAGGAGGATCAGATACTGATTTTGACTTCTCGGATTTACAAGATTTAATTCTAGAGCAAGAGAAAACACAGGGAAATATTAAGGAAAAACAAGATTTAGAAAATAACGAAGAGTAATGGCACAGTATAGCACTAATTTTTTACAAAACTCCAGTACAGGGGCAGGCTCTACTAAAGGCTTTACTAATGGAGCAGGGGATTTTGGAAGAGTTTTAGATATTATACTAGATGAAAATCACCCTCAATATCAAAATAAAGGAGGAGGAAGGTCTATAAATGGAGTATTCTTTCGATATGAGAGCAAGAAAGGTATTGAAGACCTAGCAACTATAGAAGATTTTGCATACCAGGGATCAGGTCAAATAAAAACAGTACCAGTAGTAGGGGAATTAGTTAGTATATCTTCTCAACCTTCTCCAAGAAAAACTAAATCAATAGGAGTAACAGCATTGTTTTATATGAGCATAGTGAATGTATGGAATAGTCCTAACTGCAATCCCTACCTAGATGTTTTTTCTAACCCAACATTAGATATTGAAAAAGGAGGTACTTTTACAGAAGAACCTACAATTAACCCTATACGGTCAGCAGTAGGAGATTTACAGGTAGAAGGAAGGCAGGGACAATCAATAAGACTCACAGGAGCTAAAGGAACAGCTAACCCATGGGTCGATGATTCAAATAAAGGAAAACCAGTTATCATAATCAGTAATGGGCAAATAGATACAGACGACGGATTTACAACAATTACTGAAGATATAAACAAAGATAGCTCCTCAATATATTTTATATCAGACCACCAGATTCCTTTAGATCAAGCTAACCAAAAGCGTTCCGCCTACGATCAACCTCCAACCACAGCTGGGCAATTTAAAGGAAATCAAATACTCATTAATAGCGGTAGACTTTTCTTCAACGCCAAAGAACAAGATATGCTACTCTCCAGCATAACCTCTATAGGGCTCAACACAGGAGGGTCAATAAATATGGATGCAAGCAGTTATTTCTGCGTCGATGCACCTGAAATACTTTTAGGAGTAAAAGCTAGAACTGCCCCTGGAAACACTAAAGAACCTGTTCTTCTAGGTAATCAAACAGAGCAATTACTGCAGACACTATTCAAGATGTTAGAGAGAATGGCTAGAGATATGGCTAGAGCTAAAACTGTAGATAAAAAACCAATTCCACTATTAAATAAAAGAGGAGCTCAAATGCAACCAGTGATCAAAGCTATGAAAAGGCGGATAAACCCAACAGGCCCTTCCCGTATAAAATCTAAAAAAGTTTTTACAGAATAATGGCACTTTTATCTGACATATCATCCATAGTTGCAAATAAATTAGGGAAATTGCAAGGGGACCTAGATGCGAGTATAACTGAAGAAGCTTTTAAACAACTCGAAAAATTTAGTAATCAATGCCCATCCCCAGAAGAATTAATAAAAATTGCTAAAACCCAAAACGCTCTACAGGGAACTATTAATAACTTCCAGAAAGTAACAAATGAGTTTAGTAAAATACCACGAACCCTAAATCCACTTATCCGAATTATCACACGCTTAATTAAAGTAAGCAAAAGAGATCCTACCCCACTAGCCTTAGGAATCTCTCCTGGAATGAGCGGAGGACTTATATCCGCAAAAACAACCGGATACGCAGTACGCAAAAGCGTAAGGTTACATAAGCTTATAGAGCTATTAGAAGCCCTGCAAGAGGATGCAGAAACCGTACAAGAATTAGTAGATGAAATATCCCCAGGATTAGATGAAATAAGAGATACATTAACCTCAGTTAATTTTAACATTACAGACTGCGTTAAGGAGTTAATTGCTAATACAAATCTAAATTCAATACAAGTTCCTATTAATATAAATGGGAATATACAAGGAGTGGATACTACCGGAAATCTGCAAGGAGTCGATAACACTATCACTAATACAAATACAACACGAGGAACTTTTAATAATAACTCTGCTTTAATAGAGGAGTTAAAAATACTCATAAAAGAAATATAACCTACAGAAGCTATACCATTAGGCAGTACCCCTACTCAAGATTTTACACATAGAGGCACTAATGGAAAAGATTATGTACTAGCTATATTAACCGAAGAACAAGGAGTAAACCCCGTACCTAGAAGGTATGCGGTAGCTAAGGATAGCATAGGAGTCATTATACTAAAAGGAGAACCCTCATTCAGTTCTAACACACAAATACTCCTCGACGAATTAAAATTTAGAATAGATAACCAACTTCCATAAACCAACTATTTATTATTATGAAACTCGATCAATTAAGAAAAATCATACGAGAAGAAGTAAAGGCAGCCGTAAAGGAGGAGTTACAAGAAGTAATGACCGAAGCAGTAAGGATTGCAAGTACACCAACAACAGAGGAATCTGTAATATCTCAACAATACAGACAACCACTATCAAAACCAGTAGAGAAACATAAACAAACAAGTAATACCCCAGTAATGGAAATGCTAGAAGAGACCAGAGCCGCAATGACTAATGAAGAGTATAAAAATATATATACAGGAAATAGTGATATGGTTCAAAAACCTAGCTTTGCTTCATCAATAGCTTATAACATGGGTATTAATGAATCAGGACCTGAACCCGGAATAGACCTTAGCAATCTTGATTTCCTCAAAAAAGCAGGAAGTATATACAAAGCTGCGGTTCAAAAAGATAAAGAAAAATACGGAGTAATATAGTATGGCATTCAATATTAGAAAAATAAACCCTTTAGATTTACAACCTAGGAAAGCGGTGGGAGTGTCCCTTCCCTTCTCTGGTAACGCTGTATTCAACTCAACATATCAAACAAAGGACGCTATTAAGACTAATATTATAAATTACTTTCTAACAGGAATAGGAGAAAGGTACCTAAATCCAACCTTTGGAACTCCGTTAAGAAATCAGGTTTTCGAAAATATTACTCAAGATAGATTAGAAGAAATAAAAAATATTATCCGGCAAGGACTATCACTTTACTTTCCTAGAGTTCTTCCAACAACTATGCGAGTAGAAGCACAACCAGATATAAATACAATATCCTTTTATATGACCTACTCTATTTCAGAAACAAACATTGATGATGAATTACTGATAAACTTTGAACAATAATGGCTCAAGATAGAAATATAAAATACGTAGATAGGGAATTTGGCGACTTCAGACAACAGTTAATAGAATATACTAAAAACTACTTCCCTGATACCTACAATGATTTTTCTCCAACATCTCCTGGAATGATGTTTATGGAGATGGCAGCATACGTGGGGGACGTATTATCTTTCTACCAAGATATACAACTACAAGAGACATTCTTACAATATGCTAAAGAACCAGCTAACCTATATACTTTAGCTTATATGATGGGGTACAAGCCAAAAGTAACAACAGTTGCAGAGGTAGTATTAGAAGTAACACAAAGAGTAGGTGCAGACCCAATCACATCAACTCCGAATTGGAACCAGGCATTAACAGTATCACGAAATACAGTAATTAGATCAGACTCAGCAGGAAGTATCCCATTCTTAATAGACAGGGAAATAGATTTTTCATTCTCAAGTTCATACGAACCTACAGAGATCTCTATCTATTCTCTAGATGGAAATACAGGAGTCCCTACAGAGTTTTTACTCAAAAAGAGAGTTAAAGCAGTATCTAGCCAGATAAAAACACTCACCACCACTTTTACAGATAGTGAAAAATACGCAACAATAACAGTAGACGATGCTAGCATTGTCGGAGTACTAGATATAGTTGATGAAGATACAAACAACTGGTACGAAGTGCCATTTTTAGGGCAAGAAACAGTTTTTATAGATACTTCAAACACATCTACAGATGATGCATTAGTTCCGTTTATAACCAACCTTCAAAAAGTTCCTAGGAGATTTGTAACTAGATTTAACTCACAAGGTCAATTACTAATACAGTTTGGAGCAGGAGTAGTAGGAACAGATGATACAACATCTACACCAGATCCAACTAATGTAGGTATGGGAACAAATCAAGGAGTAAGTACTTTAAACATAGCTTATGATCCTTCTAATTATCT